TTATTTATTTTAAAAGATTGATTGTATCTCTAAGTTCATCAAGTGTCTTGTGAGTATATACTCTATTACCTACATCTTTGCTTTTATGACCCATTAATAAGTCGATACATTTTTGATTAGCTCCTGCACTATCTAACTTACTTCTAAATGTATGTCTAGTTTCGTGTACTGTATGATGAGGAAATATTTTTTTAAAATTAGCGCAAAAAGTAACTTTTTTATAATTGTTTATTAAATACTTATTATCTTCGTTGTAAAATTCTTGTACTATATCAAAGATATAATGGTGAATTGGTATTATTCTGTTTTTTCCATTTTCGGTCTTTATTCCACCTCTTATAGTTCTTTCGTCAAGATCGATATTTTTGTTTTCTATTTTAAAAAGTTCAGTTCCTCTCATTCCTGTATAGAGTAACAACAAAATTACTTTATATGTTAAATTTTGTCTATTATTTTTAACTTTTTCTATTTCTTCATCTGTTAGTATAGTCCTATTGCTTTCAGGTATTTTATCAGTAGTTAATAGCGATGAGTAACTAACTTGTATTATTTCAGTTTCTAAAGCTAATTTATCAAGATGATTAAATAAGTTCTTTATCTGAGATTGAGTTGAATAGCTTAAGTTACTGTTATCTATTATATCTTGTATATCATAAGACTTTATTTCACGATAGATTTTATCATAAAGCGGTTTAGCATGATTGTTATATGCTGATATTAATGTTTTTTGATTGCAAATGCCTAATTTATTTAATTTTTTTTCACAAAACAATTTCCATAAATCTTTTAAAGTAGTTGTTGATTTATCTAGGTCGTAAGGATTTTTATTATATTCAGCAAGGGCAATATTTGCCTCTTGTTTTGTTCTATAATAGCCGATTGGCTTTACAATTTGTTTTCCGTCATCACTCCAACCCACAGTGATTTTAGCCATATATGGGTTACGTCTTTTTCCTGATAGCTTTACAACACTACCGTATCCGTTAGGGTTTCTCATAAAAAAATAGCACTTCCTTTCTTGTCTTTTTTAAAGAAAAATGCTATAATAATCTTGTCTAGGGATAATATAGCATATTATCTTAAATTAGCTCTCTTATGAGGGCTTTTTTGTTGTTTATTTAAAGATTTCTTTACCTTTATCGTTTATATATTTTGAATTTTTATAACCGAAAACGTCTAATTCTTCTTTCATATCAAAGTTACTATCAACTGTAACTTTTGAAATAGCATAAGGTGTTGCTATGTGGTAAAATTCGTCATCAACTTGCAATATTATATAATTAATTTTTTCTGTTTTGTTTTTGTCTAACATTTTATCAAGATAATCTGAAATATCTTTTGATGTAAATTTATCAAAAGTTAATTTTGAAGTTATTACATAAGCAAAACTGCCTATTCTTTTTGTTTTAAATCCGTTCATAATCGGTCTTATTTGAGTTACTTTTTCTAAAACTTTGTATAAGTCTTTTTCATCTTGTTGTTTTTTCGTTTCCTGTTTCTCTTGTGTTTCTTTGTTACTTTCGCCTGTTTGTACATTTTTTTTCCACTTATTTACTAATTCGTTAATTTTATTAAGTTCTGAACTAAACAATTCAAATTCTGAATTTTTAAAGTATCTATTTTCGGATAAGCATTTAGACATAACGTTATCAATTTTTTTAAAATGCTCTTCAAGTAGAATTTTATCGGCTTTTTTTAAGTTGTCTAATTCATCAACACTTCTATTCTGATTATGTTGAGAATTAGGAGAGTACATGTATTCAAAATATTCATATATTTTAGATTTTAACTCTTGAAATTGTTTAATATCTTCTCTTATATTTCCAGTTCGTATAGAGTCATTCTCGTTGTTGTCCTTTGTTTCTTTAATTTCTTGTTGTTGTACTTGCTTTGTGTTTAATTTTTCTGATTTTTGTGTTTCTTCAATATAAAAATACAATTTTGCTGCAGCTAAAAGCAAACAAATCATTGATATGCTGAATAGTGTTTTTTTGCTTTTTTTAAAATCTTCTATACTTTTCACTTTATTTTTTGCAATATATACAATAAGAAATATAACTGCTATTACAATAAATATTATTGAGTTATAAAGATTGTTCATAGCATCTTCTTTCATAAAATTTCCTCCTAAAAATTAAATATTTATTTTAAAGTACGTTTTTGGTACTTTATTAACTAAATTAGTATAGTCTATTTCTTTATATTCAAAGACAATTTCACTCATCGTTTTACTTATTTTTAATTTTTTAGATATTTCTTTTTTATCTAAATCATATGTAAGGTGTGGAGGAGCTAATAACAATCTCGCAAACATATTAGCTTCCCACTCCTTTTGTTCATTTATGCCACAATGAGCAATTAAAGGGTCATTATCTTTAAAGTGATTTAGAATTATATGTCCTAATTCGTGTGATATAGTAAATTTTTTTCTATCGCATGAGTTTTCTTTATTTAAGAAAATGTAATATTTGTTGTTCTTAAATTTTGAAAATCCGTCTTTTGAAATATAACAACATTTAGAATTATTATCATATTCTATAATATTTATATTCATTTTTTTACATATTTCTAACGTGTTCAAAGGATATTTTAATAATCCATTTTTAAAAATAAAATTCGCATAAAATTTATATACTTTATTTTTCCACTTCTCCATTTCTTGCTTGTTCCTCTTCAAAATTATCTATCATAGCATCAATAACTTTTAACGCTTGTCTAAATTTGTTTTCATCAAGTTTACCCATTTTTCTTGCTAACAACTTTATTCTTTCTTCTTCATCATTTCCAGTTAAATAGTTGTAAGAAACATCTAAAGCCTCTGCTATTTTTTGTAATTCTTCTTCTTCGGGATCTATTTTTGCTAATATATAACCGTTTATTCTGATTTCGTTTATATCCGTTTTAACACTTAATTCTTGAGCTTGAATAGAGTTTTTAGTCATACAATATAGCATTCTTTGCTGTATTGTTTTTAAATCAAAGTTATTACTATACAATGTGTTTATATCTACATTTAAAAGTTTACAAACTTTTATTACGTTTTCAACGTTTGATTTTCTTATATCTCCGACGAACATATCCCTTAAAGTTGTATAAGGTATTTGTGCAATATTCGCAAAATTTTTCATACTTCTATATTCTTCTTTTATTTTTTTGAACATATCACTTAAAACTTTACTATTTACAATAATTTCTTTTTGCATAAGAACCACTCCTTAATATATTTATCATTATATACGATTAATCGTAAAAATGCAACACTTTTTTATAAAAAATATAAAAAAATATATTTTTTTGAACTTTTTTTAATAAAAATACGGTATAACGTATTTACAAATGATAAAAAATACGTTATAATGTAATTGTTAAAAACAAAAACACGATAATTCGTGTTAGATAGAAAGGAGTGTAAACTATGTATCAAAACTTAATCGATACAATGGAAAAAGAAAACATCAAGCAATATCAAATAGCAGACTTATTAGGAGTCAGAAATGCAACGGTTTGCGACAAGATAAATGGTGTTAGTAGAGGATTTTATTTTGATGAAGCTATAAAAATAAAAAAAGTTTTATTTCCAAAATATCAAATAGAGTTTTTATTTGAAAAAAAAGAAAACTAAAAAAGGAGAAAAAATATGCAAGAATTAAAAATTTTTGAAAATTCAGATTTTGGACAAGTGAGAACATTAGAATACAATAACGAGATTTATTTTGTAGCTAGTGATATTTGTAAATGTTTAGATATAAAAAATACAACTCAAGCAGTACAAAGATTAGATGAAGATGAAAAGTCTATGTTTAACATAGGGTTAAGTGGTGGAGAAACAAACTTAGTTAATGAATACGGACTTTATAACTTAATTTTAGTTAGTAGAAAAAAAGAAGCAAAAGCATTCAAAAGGTGGATAACACACGAAGTTTTACCAAGCATCAGAAAACACGGTGCATATATGACAGATGAAGTGTTAAAAGAAGCCTTAACAAGTCCAGACTTTTTAATTAAATTAGCTACAGAGTTAAAAGAAGAAAGAGAAAAGAGAATAGCTTTAGAAATTGACAATAACATCAAAGCTCAACAAATAGGTGAATTAAAACCAAAGGCAGACTATGTAGATAAGATTTTAAAGAGTAAATCTTTAATGAATGTATCACAAATAGCTAAAGACTACGGAATGAGTGCTACAAAATTCAACAAGATATTACATGAATTAAAAGTACAATACAAACAAGCTAATCAATGGTTACTGTATAGTAAATATCACGACAAAGGATATACTCACTCAGAAACTTTTAACTTTACAAACAAAAACGGAATAAACGAAACTAATTTAACTACAAAATGGACTAATAAAGGACGTTTATTCTTATACAATTTATTAAAAGACAGTGGATATTTGCCATTAATAGAAATGGAGTAAATGAGTAGCTTATGAAAGAGTTAGATACTGAAAAAATAATAAAGACTTTATATGAATTATATGCCGAGCAAAATGACTTACAAATTCAGATAAAGTCTATAAAAGAGATCCACTCAAACGAATTGAGCGAATGTAAAAACTAACAATTAAAGTATATTAAATTTTAAGGAGATTGTCAATGAATAAATTTATCAAATATTGCCCGAATGTTTGGGTTGCAGAGTGTGAAGATGAATACAAAAAAGGAGATCTAATTTTTCTTGAAACAAAATACGGAAAACAAGTTGAGTGCGAAGTTTACAACTTCTTAGGTTACAGCAGAAACAAAAACAGAGTATATTCAGTTGTTAGAACTGAAGAAAAAAGCTATGCAGAACGTAAAGCTGAAAAATACAATAATAGTGCTTTAAAAAATATTGCTAAAAGCAATGAAAAATGGGAGCAATCACAAGAAGGAAAAGACTTTTTAAGTTTAGCTGAACCAATCAAAATAGGACACAGCAGCGAAAAAAGACATAGAGCATTGATTGAACGTAATAGAAACAGAATGGCAAAAGCAGTTGAATTTGAAAACAAAGCAAAAGAACAACAACGAAAAGCTGAATATTGGGAAGCTAAAGCAAAAGAAATAACTTTAGCAATGCCTGAAAGTTTAGAATACTTTGAATATGAACTTGAAAAGGCAGAAAAACATCACAAAGACTTAAAAGACAATCCAGAAAAAAGGCAACATTCTTACGATTTAACCTATGCAAAAAAGGCTGTAAATGAGTTAAAGAAAAAGGTTGAAATAGCAAAAATGTTATGGGGCGAAAATGAATAGAAAGGGGGTTAGATTATGGACTATTCAAGAGAGTTAATGCAAAGACTTTTATACAATCAAATGAGCCAGAGTGATTTAGCTAAAATGCTTAATGTAAGCAAATCGGCTGTTAGTCAGTGGGTCAAAGGTACAAGTGAGCCAAGCACAAAAAATTGGGAAATAATTGTTGAAAAGTTACAAGTACCAAATAAAGAATTAAAAAACATCAGCATAAAAAAAGCTAGTGAAATTTTAGGAAAGAGCGAACAATTTATAAGAATTGGACTTCAAAGAGGATTTTTAGACTTTGGAAAAGCTGTAAAGAATGGTAGTAAATATAATTACCACATAAGTCCATATAAGCTGATGGAATATGTAGGTTCGTAAAAGAAAAAGTGCGTTTTTAAATCGCAAAATTTAACGCACTTAACAAAAATAAATTAATTAAATTATATCAAAAATA